TATTTCTGGAACTACAATTATTGATTATAGTTTAAATGCCCAATTTCATAAATACTATTAAGACTTACTGAAATTAGGCATAAAAATGGCGACACCCCAATTATCTCCTGGATATATCATTAGAGAAGTTGATCAAACTGTTGGTCGCGTGGATAATATTGTTGATAATATTGGAGCAATCGCCGGTCCTTTTAGTATTGGACCGGTTGAAGAAGCTGTGAATATTAGAAACGAATCTGAACTTCTTACTGTATTCGGTAAGCCAAAAGATACGGATGCACAATATGAGTATTGGCTCTCTGCATCATCTTTTCTAACTTATGGTGGTACAGCCAAGGTTATCCGGTGCGACGGCAGCAATCTAGTAAACGCCAATGCAAAGCACGATGCTGTTGGAGTTTCTACCGTAGGCCAAGCGAATCTAAAAATAAAGAACTTTGATGACTATAATCTTAATCATACTAGTGATGTAAAAACTTATATTTTTGCAGCCAAGACTCCCGGACAATGGGCAAATAACCTAAAAGTTGCTCTTATTGACGACAAAGCGGACCAAATTCTTAATGTTGGAGCCGCAGCAACCGCCGGTGTTATTGGTTTGGGTGTTACTACACCTCTAGTTAATATTCCTTCCGCTGGTGTTGGCACTACAACTCTTTTCAATGGTTATCTAAAGGCGATTGTCACTGGTGTTGGTAATAGCACCATTGATGTAAAAATTACTTCAGTTGTGAGCAACTCTAATGTTGAAACTCCCGTAACTTATGCAGAACGTTCACAGCTCCGCTCTTTCCTAACTTCAAATAGCATTTCTATTATTAACGGCAGCGGAGTAGCAGTTGCAACAACCACGGCAACTGTTGTAACAGATTGGTATAACGAACAGGTTATTCCTCTAACCAACAGTACAATTTACTGGAAGTCTATCGCGGCTAAACCTTCAACAAATCAATATTCACTCGATCGTAACGGTAAAAACGATGCAATTCACGTTGTCGTTGTAGATGACACGGGAGAAATTACTGGTATTCAAGGTAATCTTCTTGAAAAGCACACCAATCTTTCGAAGGCTAGCGATGCTCGTTCTACTGTAAATACTCCGCAGAACATTTTCTGGAAGGATTATATTGCTGAGTATTCAAATTACATTTACGTTGGGGATAACCCTTCAGATAACAGCAATAATGAAACCGTATATTCTACCGGATTTAGTAATGGTTTTACTGCTCTCACCAATGGTCAAGGTCTATGGAATGTTTCGGCTCAGAGCGTAACCTTCAGTTCAATTGGTAACTCCGTATTCTCACTTCTAGGTGGTAATGATTACGGGACTAATGGGGGAATGCTTCCAACTCTTGCTGAGATTATTTCCGCATACCAAATCTTCTCAAATAAAGATAAATATCCCTTGGATTATCTGATTATGGGTCCAGGTTATAACAATAAAGTAGATTCTCAGGCAAAAGCAAATCAATTAATTTCTCTTGCTAATCAAAGAAAAGACTGTATTGCAACTATTTCGCCACATCGTTCAGATGTTGTTGGTCTTACCAATACTGAAACCCAAACAAACAATGTTATTGAGTTCTACACCTCACTCTCCAGTAGTTCTTATGTAGTATTTGACTCCGGTTACAAATATATGTTTGATAGATTCAATAATCGTTATCGCTACATTCCCTGCAATCCCGATGTTGCGGGCCTGATGATTCGTACAAACATTAATGCATATCCTTGGAATTCCCCAGCTGGGCAACAAAGAGGCGTTCTTAATAGTGCTATCAATCTCGCATACAGTCCAGATAAAGACCAAAGAGACCGTTTGTATCCCGCTCGCGTAAATGCAATCGTAAATATTCCCGGCTTTGGTCCAACTCTATGGGGGGACAAGACTGCTTTGGGTTATGCATCTGCATTTGATCGTATTAACGTTCGTAGGTTGTTCCTAACGGTTCAACAGGCTCTCGGTTCAACTGCAAATGCAACTCTATTTGAAAATAACACTGAACAAACTCGTTCAAACTTTATTAATATTGTAGAGCCTTATCTTCGTGATATTCAGGCAAAAGGCGGAATTTATGATTTCCGAGTTATCTGTGACACATCAAATAACACCGATGATGTTATTGATAATAATGAGTTTAGAGCCGACATTTATCTTAAGCCAGTTAAGTCAATTAACTATGTGACTCTTACCTTTGTTGCTACACGCACGGGTGTAAGTTTTGAAGAAGTGATTGGCCGCGCTTGATTTATAACTAACTAAACTAAACGGAGGTCTCAAAACTAAAATGGCATCACTAAAAACAATCACTGGCTTCAAATCAAAACTAGCTGGCGGCGGCGCCCGCGCAAATCTATTTGAAGTTAGCATTCCCGCATTTCCTTCTATTGTTCCGGGATGGGACAATGATACATTTACATTTTTATGTAAAGGTGCAGCAATTCCAGCCGCAAACGTATCGCCAGTAGACGTAAATTTTAGAGGCCGCATTCTAAAAGTTGCAGGCGATAGAACCTATGATCCCTGGACCATTACTGTCATCAACGATGAAAACTTTAAGATTCGTACTGCCTTTGAAGCTTGGTCAAATGCGATCAATCGTATGGAGACTGGTACAGGTGTAACCCGTCCAGATTCATATATGGCAGCAGTTGCATATGCCCAACAATTTGGTCGCGGTTACGATACCGGTAAGGAATCCTCAACCATTTCAAATTTACAAAATGGTGGTACGGTGAGCCCCCTTCGCACATATGTAATTCACAACATTTGGCCAACCAACGTCAGCACTATTGATCTAAACTGGGATTCAACCGATCAAATTCAAAACTTTACCGTAGAGTTCCAAATGACACATTGGACTGCTGGAAATGCTAACGGTATTACCGATCAAGTAAACGCTCCAATTTCTTAAACTAAATAAGTCAAACAAAGATAAACTTTATTGATGGCTAAGTTATTTGGATTTTCTATTGAGGATAACAATAAAAAGTTATCCAAGAATATCATTTCGCCGGTTCCTCCTAATAATGATGATGGCTCAGACCATTATTTGACAACCGGGTTTTTTGGTTCTTATGTTGACGTTGAGGGTGTTTATAGAACGGAGTTTGATTTAATCAAACGGTATCGGGAGATGGCGCTCCATCACGAAGTTGATAGCGCCATTGAAGATATTGTAAACGAGGCAATCGTATCAGATACAAATGATTCTCCAATTGAGATTGAACTTTCTAACCTCAATGCAAGTGATGGAATTAAGAATGCAATTCGTCAAGAATTTAAGGCAATTCTTGAAATGCTTGATTTTGATAAAAAAGCCCACGAAATTTTCCGAAACTGGTATATTGATGGGCGGCTTTATTATCATAAACTAATTGATATTAAAGATCCACACGCTGGAATTCAAGATATTCGGTATGTGGATGCTATGAAAATTCGTTATGTTAGGCAAGCAAAAAAACAGAAACGAGATATCCTTGGCCCCAAAATGTATGGTGACCAGGGGCCAAATGAACAAGTTTTTCCCGATCTCGAGGAATATTTTGTTTATAGCCCAAAGCAAACCTACCCAGTAGGTGCAGCCGATATGTCTGCTGGTGCAGAGAAGGGAATAAAATTTACGAAAGAATCAATTGCATATTGCACATCGGGTCTTGTTGATAGAAATAAAGGCACATCTCTATCCTATCTCAATAAAGCAATCAAAATTCTCAATCAACTTAGAATGATTGAGGATAGCGTAGTAATTTATCGCCTTAGCAGGAGTTCAGAAAAAAGAATCTTCTATATTGATGTCGGTAATCTACCGAAACCAAAGGCCGAGCAGTTCCTTCGTGAACAGATGATGAAGTATCGCAATAAGATGAACTATAATAGCCTCACGGGCGAGGTAGATACTTCTCGTAAGTTTATGAGTCTTATGGAAGACTTTTGGTTTCCCCGCAGAGAAGGTGGTCGCGGTACTGAAGTCACTACTTTACCTGCGGGATGTCTAGCAATGGATACAAAAGTGTCGCTGCTGGACGGAAGAGAATTAACAATCTCAGAGATTGAGGCTGAAATGAAAGATGGTAAACAACTTTGGACTTACTCTTGTCACCCTTCAACTGGTGAGTTTTCGCCTGGTTTGATTTCTTGGGCTGGTGTAACGCAAAAGAGTGCAAAAGCGATGAAAATTACTCTTGATAATGGTGAAAGTATTGTCTGCACTTATGACCACAAGTTCCCAATTTATGACCTCGGTTTTGTCGGGGCCAAAGACCTAGCTGTTGGCCAAAGTATGATTCCTCTTCATAAAGAATCCGTTATTTGCATCTCGGCCATTGATTATCTAACCGATGAAATTGAAGTTGGCACCCTAACCATTGATTCAGATGAATCTATCCATAACTATCACACTTTTGCCCTTTCTTGTGGTGTTTATACCAAAAATAGCAATCTTGGTGAATTAACTGATTTGGATTACTTCAAACGCAATCTATACAAATCATTAAATGTACCAGAAACCCGCATCGGTGGAGATAGTGGATTCAACCTCGGCCGATCAACTGAAATCCTCAGAGATGAAGTAAAGTTTACAAAATTTGTGGGGAGACTTCGTAAACGCTTCTCGCAACTTTTTATTGACCTCCTAAGAACACAACTTCTTCTGAAGAATATTGTAACACCAGAGGATTGGAAGAAAATGGCTGAACATATTCAGTTTGACTTCCTATATGACAATCACTTTGCTGAACTCAAAGAATCTGAACTCTTTACGGAACGACTCAATATGGCATCTATGGCAGAACCTTATGTTGGACGTTATTTCTCACAAGACTATCTTCGTCGTAAGATTCTTCGTCAAACTGATGAGGAAATTATTGAACAAGATGAAATTATGGCAAAGGAGATTGAAGATGGCATTATCCCCGATCCAAATGCACCAGTTGATCCACAAACGGGTTTACCCATAGAAGTGGGTATGGTCCCACCAGAAGGCACTCCAGGCGCTCCACCGCGCCCTACAGTGGCCTCTAGCGCGGGTAACAACATAAATGGTCAATCTGGCAAAGTTCCTGTTGAACCGGATGTTAAGCCTAAAGAACCCAAAATGCCTAAGGGTGGAGAAATCTAAATAGACTTAGTTAATTTATAACAAAATGGAAGACCAAGACCTACTTGATTTGATTGCAGCAGACGAATCACCAGCTCAAATTAGTGACCTTATCAAGGATATCATTAAGGATAAGGCAATGGAAAAAGTTGATGCACTAGTTCCCGAAGTTTCTACTTCACTCTTTAATGGTTCAGAGGATGAATGAGCGAACTCAAAGACTTCTTTGAGGCTGTGAGTAAAGAAAAAAAAATACAACAAAAAGAAGTAGAAGAATTAGTTTCTACTTCTTTTGATGATTTTTTTGTTAAGCCTTTACTGGAGGAAGCCAAACCAAAAAGAAAGACTAAAACAATAAAATCAAAACCAAAGATTGAGCATATTAAAGAAGAAGTATCTTTAATAGAGAAATCATTAGGACTTCTCGCTGAGCCAACTAATACAAAAAATGAGGATCCTTTAACTCCTCTTAATCAGAACTTTATGACTGTTGAGGCTTTTCAAAAGCATTATCAGTCATTTTTGGCAAGAATACAACAGCAACTTTCAACTATAGGTGGTGGCGGGGAAACTCGCCTAGAATTTTTAGATGATGTTGATAGAAACTCAGTTAAAGTCAATAATAAGTTTCTTCGTTACAATCATACAACAAAAAAATGGGAGGGTGCCGATCCAGGAAGCAGTGGAATTCGTCATGCAACCGTTTCTGTAACATCTGCAGCATACGTGGTTCAGTTAACTGATTACTATATTGGAGTAAACTATCCCGGAGCGGTAACGATAACGCTTCCGGGTAATGTTGAAGATGGAACTTGTTATGTCATTAAAGATGAACTTGGGCAAGCCTCAAATGGAAGTAATCGTTATATTGCAATTGTGCCTTCTAATTCAGATACTATTGATGGACAAGATAAGGCGACAATTGCTTATAATTTTGGCTCACTTACATTAATTTATAACAACGGTTGGAGAATAGTCTAATGTCACATTTATATGAATCGAGTAAAAACTTATATGATGCTTTTGGTAGATTAAAAGTTGCAAATCCTTTAACGTTATTTGATTCTAGTCATCGTTATAGAGATAATAATCTCTGGTCAACAACTGTTATTGGTGCAGGTAGCACATATTCATTTAACCAATATCAAGGTCTAGTTGAACTTACGGTTGGAACCGGAGCAACTTGTCAAGTTGTAAGAGAAACAACAAAAGTATTTGCATATCAACCAGGAAAGGGATTAAGTATTCTTAATACTGGAGTTATGAATCCACCAAAGTCAAATCTTCGCCAAAGAATTGGGTACTTCGGAAATGACAACGGAATTTACTTTGAACAAGATGGAACCACCGTAAATATCGTGGAGAGAAGCATTGTAACAGGAATCGTTTCGGAAACTCGTGTTCCACAATCTCAATGGAACGTAGACACTTTAACCGGGGTTGGAGTATCTAATCCGTCTGGAATTGCGTTAGATATTTCCAAGGCTCAGATATTCTGGACCGATATTGAATGGTTAGGAGAAGGAACAGTAAGAACAGGATTTGTAATAGATGGAAAATACGTTCACGCTCATTCATTCCATCACGCTAATCTTATTGAAACAACTTACATAACGACGGCATCCTTGCCATTGAGATATGAAATTGCAAACACTGGAGTTACGACAAGTGCAAGTACAGTGAAGCAGGTATGCTCCACAGTTATTTCTGAAGGCGGTTATGAATTAAGAGGGTTACAACAAGCAATAGGAACTTCTATTGTATCCCCAGTAAATTTACCCCTCGCGGGAACTTTATATCCAATAATTTCAATCCGTCTTAAGACAACTCCGAATAGATTAGATGCTATTGTAATTCTTACTGCCTTGTCAATGCTTGGTATCACAAATAACTCAAACTATAATTGGAAAGTTATTGCAAGCGGTATTACAACAGGTGGAGTCTGGTCCGATGCCAGTTTAGATTCTGCGGTAGAATACAAAATCGATGGCGTTGGATTATCTGGTGGTAGAGTTCTAGCATCTGGGTATTTTAGTGCATCAAATCAATCGAAATCAAATATTGATATCCTTAAAGAAGCATTATTTAAGTTTCAACTGGAAAGAAATGGTTTAGCTGGAATACCATTTGAACTTACTCTTGCGGCGGCGGCAAGTTCGGCAAATTCTGTCATTCACGCTTCTATGGATTGGGAAGAGATTAGTCGTTAAGAATATAAATAATAATTATGGACTATTTTTACTAATGCAAATCACTAAACTCATTGAAACTGAAATTACAACCGCCACATCTGCCGGGGCTGCTACTAGCCTTAACTCTGCAACCTGCGTTAGGCTTTGTAATAGTACCGCTGGAGCGATTCAAGTCAGCATTTCAACTTCTGTTGGTGCATCCGCAACATTTGTATTTACAATTCCTGCAAATTCTGTTGAATTTTTACAAAAAAACCCAACAGATGTTATTTTCACCAATTCAGCAATTAAGGCAAATAAAGTAGGATTTACTAACTAAAATGGCTACACAAGAGATTACCGGTTCTACTATTGAAAAGGGAACAGATTTTTCTGTATCTTTTTTTATTGATTCTTTTGATGGGAAGCCGTTAAATATGAGTGATTATACTGCAGTTGCTAAAATCAGAAAATATCCGACTTCAGTTTCTTATAAATCCTTTGATACTGCAGTTTTAGGAGAAACTGGTTATATAAATATAAGTATGAAAAAAGAAATTACACAACAATTATCTGCTGGAAGAAATTATTTTGATATTATTCTTACCAATCAATATGAGACAATTAAACTGGTTAAGGGTTCAATGATAGTAGAGGAGACTGCATCTTTATGAGTGATGAAACTAGAGTTAGATTGGGTCCAGGAGTTTACCGGGTCAGCACCATTCAAGATCCGCTAGCGGATAGCGCATATAATATATACACCCAGAGCACTACTTCTGATGCTACCCTTTATCTAACTTTAGTTAATTCAAATAACACTCCAGCTTCAAAAGAGACTGTATATACAAATTATGGTCTAACATATAACCCGTTAATTAGAAATTTATCAATTGGAAGTAGCATACAAATTAGTCCAGATCGTCTAATTTATACTCCAACCTCTTTTTATATTGGTAATGGTTCTACTGTTGGAATTACCTCGTTTAGCGGAAATATACGCCTAGGTGGTAACAGCATTTTATCATCATCTGGTGATACCGTCGTCAGTTTTGCTGATACTAATACTGAATTTAAAGGAAACGTAACAGTTTTAGGCAATTTCAATACAAATAACATAATTGCAGGAATTGTTACTGCCACAAGATTTATTGGCGATGGCTCGCAGTTAACTGGTATTGTAGCGGGATCTTCATATGCAGCATCTGCCGGCATTGCGACCTATGCAACAACAGCCGGTATCTCAACAGTTGCTCAAGGACTAACCGGTACTCCAAATCTTATTGTGGGTATTGTCACTGCCACAAGATTTATTGGCGATGGCTCGCAGTTAACTGGAATTAATGGGGAGACGGGTATTGCAACCTATGCAGCATCTGCAGGTATTGCAACCATTGCCGGTTATGCATCTTCTGCAGGTATTGCAACCTATGCATCTTCTGCAGGTATTGCAACCTATGCATCTTCTGCAGGTATTGCAACCTATGCATCTTCTGCAGGTATTGCAACCATTGCCGGTTATGCATCTTCTGCAGGTATTGCAACCTATGCATCTTCTGCAGGTATTGCAACCATTGCCGGTTATGCATCTTCTGCAGGTATTGCAACCTATGCA